AAGAATGATATTTCTTCAGGTCCGATAGGTACTTGGGTTAATGGTGTATCAATTTGGTCTTATAAGTCAACCGAAGCAAAAACCTTTGGTGCTGTAACTGATGTTAGCATTACTAATTCTGGATCTGGATATGATGCTGCATCTCCTCCTGCTATTACTATGACAGGTGGTGGTGGAGAAGGTGCAACTGCGAGTGTTGTAGTTAACGGTTCTCTTAGTGAGATTACTGTAACTAATGGTGGTTCTGGATATACTTCATCTCCATTGGTATCAATCGTTGGTGGAGGCGGTTCTGGTGCTGCTGCAACTGCTATTATCACTAAAGGGTCAGTTTCACGTATTCTAATTAACCAAGGTGGTTCTGGATACGTTTCACAACCACTTATTACTATTGTTGGTGGTGGTGGAACTGGTGCTGCTGGTACTGCATCTGTTCGTGGACCTATTCAGTCTATTGGTATTACTAATGGTGGTGTTGAATATACTTCAAGTCCAACAGTAACACTAAGTTCTGGTAAAGGTGCTGTTGCACAAGCCATTGTTAATGATGGTAGAATTATATCTATTGCTATCATTTCTGCTGGATCTGGATATACTACTGCACCTGAAGTAACCGTTCAAGGTGAAGGATTTGGTGCTGTTGCTCGTGCTACTATTGATACTGATGGTGAAAATGCTGGTAGGGTTACTAATATTGAGATTATTAACAAAGGTATTAACTACGTTCAGGGTACAACGATTATCAATCTAACTTCTGTTGGTCAGAATGCAACATTCACTGCAAATGTATTCCAATGGAATTATAACCTTCAAGCAACTTCACAGTTTGATACTGCTAAAGGTTCTGTATTTACTGGTTACAATAATGAGTATGGTGGTGAGTATGCTCACCTATCCAATCCTCAAAGGATGAGATATATTCTTGGAGATAACCTTTATGAAGAAATTGGCACAGGAAATATTCTCGAACAAGAAGAGCAGTTAACTCACTCTCCAATTATAGGTTGGGCTTTTGATGGTAACCCAATTTATGGTCCTTATGGATATAATGATCCTACTGACCAGAGTTCTGCTATCGTAAGACTTAGAACTTCTTACAAATTAAGGGATGAATTGGTTTATGATGATACTACTAATCCAACTCCAAATAGAACTGCTGGTCCATTATTAACAGAGGAACCTGCTGGTAATTTTGTAGAAGACTATGAGTATAGTTTTGGATTAGGTGACTTAGACCAGTATAATGGTCGTTTTTGTAAGACTCCTGATTTCCCTGATGGTGCTTATGCTTATTTCGTTACTATTGATGCTACTGATTTAGGTAGTCCACTTTTCCCATATGTTATAGGACCAAGTTTCAACTCAGTTGTTGATTCTTGGAACCTTAGTTCAAATGCAATTCAGCAGAATATACCAACTGGAGTTGTACGTTACAGAGACCCTTATGAGAATGTTGATATTGATGTTGAAAGAACACCTAATGCTTCTACTGCTGCTTTAACAACTGAAGATGGTGAGATCTTGTTGTTTGAAGTGGAAGATGAGAATAGAGATGGAATTATAGGTCCAGAAGAGACTGCTGACCCTGATCAAATGTTTGAGGAGTCACCTTTACAGTTATTTGATTACTTCCCTAAAGTTAAATTTGACTCTAAAGTTGATATTGAAGTTGAAACAACAACTAAATTTGAAGATGCTTCTGTTACTGGATTTACTGTTGAGAACACAGGTAAGAACTATCAGGTAGATGATAGATTAATATTTGATAATACCGATACTGATGGAGCTGGTGTATCTGCTCGTATTTCAAAAATTAAGGGTGAATCAGTTGCTTCATATGAGTTTGAGAATATTAGTGGTTCTAATTACGGTGTTTTACAGACAGCAGATCCTCATAATCTAGTTGCTGGTGATGTTGTTTACATAGATTATACTCCTATAATGCAGAATACAAACAAAACGTTTGTAGTTCGTCAATATAAAGGTATAGAAGAGATTGTTATTGACCAAAGAGGTTCTGGATACAATACAGACATTCCACCAACTATTACAATTGATGGTGATGGTACTTCTGGAAAATTAGAAGCAGTTGTATCAACTGTTGGTGCTATTGATCAAGTTAATATTTTAAATTCTGGTTCTGGATATACATCCAATCCTCGTGTTATATTATCTCATCCACAGGTCTTTAAGAAAGCAGATTATTATATTTCTAAACTCGAAAATCAGAATTATGTTAAAATTAATGATACTCACGTTAGTGATAATAAGGAGATCTTTATTTGTGGTAAAACAAAGGATGCTGTTGGAAATACAGTAGGTTTTGTTGCTAAATTATCTGCTACAGGTGTTAAAGAGTGGGAAAATACTTTAGAAAGTACTGATGGACAATACTATACAGAGTTCCAAAAACTTTTTGTAGATGGTCTTGATGTTTGGGTAGTTGGTAATAATAAGCCAAATTCCAATTTACTTGATGCATATAATCCAGATGTTATACTTGCTAAGTATACTCAGGCAGAAAATGGATTAAGTGCTGGATTACAATTCCAGAAAGGATATGCTGGTATCTCTGGTGCTACTCGTGCTGACCATGTATCCGCAATTCAAAAATGGAGTGATACTCGTTTCATTATTGGTGGTTATACTAATACAAATTCCAGTAACCCATATGATGCATTTTTAGCATCTATTGATAGTACTGGTAATTTTGCTATTAAGAGAAAGCTTGTATCTACTAGTAAATCTGAAAAGATTGTAGATATGAAGGTTATAACAACCACTGAGGGAGCTACAGAATTATACTTCCTAATGGAAGTGGCGTTAAATCAAGCTACTACCGATGTTAATCTTGCATTTGGTAAAGCAACTTTAACTACAAGTGCAATTAATATAGACTTTATTAAAGAGTACAGTACATCTGTATATTCATTAGTTGATGGTAGTCTTGTCTTTGATGAATTTAATGAGTGCTATATTTCTGCTTCATTAAGATTTAAGTCTGATCCTACACAGAAAGATAGTTTCTGGGTTTGTAAAGTTAGTAGAACTGGTAGTATAATTTGGAATTATCGTTATGTTGCTCCTGGTAGAGATATCACTATGGCAGATAGGAGTTCTATCGATATATTTGGAGATTTAAATGTTGCATTTAGTAGAGACAATAGTACAACTGGTGTTAAAACTGTAGATTCAGTTAAGATTGGATATAATGGTATTATTAAGAATCATACAACTAATGAATTTAATCAAAACCGTATTGAAGGTATAACTGTTCATTCAGTTAATACTGATAATTCTGGTGATATTTACCTTTCTGGTCAAACTCAATGGAATAGAAATGAGTTTATCTTCGATTTTGCTGCTAATGAGCAAACAGATCTAACTGGCAACTATACTTTAACTTCAGTTGGAGCAAGTAGTGCTATAACTTATGATGATAATATGGCTAAGATCTACGGTTATCAACCAGCTGGGTCTAGTTCTACATGGGAAAATTCATATCTTAAGGTTGCTGGAGCTGATTTAGGCACAACATTAGCAAATGATTGGACTTTAGAGTTCTTTATATACAAATCTGGATCACAATCTCAGACTTTATCACAAAATGTCCAAACTATAATGGGTATCGGTGGTGCTAGAGATGCTACTGGTGGACTATGGTTAGGATATGATAATTCCTCTGGTGAGTTGCAGATGGTTATTACCAATCAAACAACTCAGTTAATTAATGGTTCGGGACAATCATCCACACAAACAACAATGTATGCTGACAATAGTTGGCAAACCATTGCTGTAAGGAAAGAAGGTAATGTATTTAAAGCATTTGTTAATGGTATAGAAGTAATAAGTGGTACATTATCAAATACTTCATTTGCTACTAAAGATCTGTACTTTGGTAACCAGATTGGTTTTGGTACTGGTGCTACAGATTTCAGTCAAAATTATCAAGGTCAGTTCTTTATTGATAATATTAGATTAAGAAATAGAGCAGTTCCTGTTACTGTACCTTCTGATATTTCAAGTTTACCTCCTGTTGCATCATTTGCATTGGGATTTGCTTGGACAGACACTGCTTGGTTCACTAATAATTTAACTAAGTACGATTATATTGACTATAATGCATGGAATTTAAAAGTAGATAAGAATGCTGATGCTACTAGATTGGGTGATAAAGGTGTACAAACTAATACTCAATTAGGATTTGTCAGAACTGCTGTAACTCCTGTTATTGGATCTTCAATGACAATAGGTGAAGCTGATTTTGCATTGGGTGATGCAGGTCTACAAACTTTAGACTTTGATGATGCTACTATAACAATGACTCCTGGTACGGAGACATTGACATATACCAATGATATTTGGAGTTCTAGAACAGCAACTGTTCCTTCTCCAGGTTCTCAAAAATTACAAGTATCTGCTGTAGTTAAGGATAGGTATTTCTTTAAGGTTACTAATACAGTTAAAATTGATAATATTCAAGAGTTAACTATAAATCAACCGTTTATATTTACTACTGGTTCTAAGTTAAGACTTAATAATCTTTCTAGTGGTACATTTATTAATAGTGGATATATCATAAAATCTGATATACCTAACAGAAAAATTTATGTTGCTGTTCAAAATAATCCTTGGAGTAATGATTTAAACACTGGTATCTTAGTTAGTGAGCAATTTAATGAGCAAGATACTTATGGAATAGTTGGTCCTGTTCCAAATGATGTTAATGAAATGAAGGCATATACCTTCGCACAGGTTGATAATACAACTCCTGGAACATTTGACATTGACATGTCCACTTATGATGCTCCTGCTGATATTGGTGGAACTAATAACTTAAATGACTTTGCTAGATTTAAACCGTTTAATGTAGGTGACTATTCAGTTAGAATTGATGAAATTGGTGGTAGTTCATCGTTCATTGTTGGATCTGTAGTTTCACTTACATCTGATGATATATCTTTCAATGCTGATTACAATACAACTCAGATAACAAATTTAACAGGTGTTACTAAGATTACATTGATTTCTAATCTAGAGAGAATACTTCAAATAACTGCTGTTAATAATAGCGATGAGGTCTATGTAATCACAGGAACAAGTCATTACTTATCTGAAGGTGAAATTGTTTATGTTGATGGTAACCCATCACAGAATTTTGGCGGTCTTGTTTATGATGAGTATGATGGTGCATTTGCTGTTGATACTGTTGTAAGTCCACTTGAATTTACTTACAAATTACCACAAACTGCTGTAACTGCTCCTGCAACTAATGCTTCTAGTGTTGGTATATTTGTTAAGTCTCCAACTCTTAAGATGTACTATGGACACCAATATATCTTTGATTTGGGTCACTCTACACTTGTTGGTGGTAACTTATCATTTGCTAAGGATAACCTTTATAAGTTGGAGTATTCATTCAACTCTATTGAAAGAATTGGAACTCCTGGTTTAACTGGTCAAGGACAACCAAATCCATCAGTTAAGTTAAAAGTTGATAATAATATAGTTACTAATATCTCTTATTATTTCGATCCTTCTAGAACTGGTGATGATTCTCCTGTAATTTCTGACAGTTATCTTGATGTAACAGACTCACCTTATACTGGTACATTTACAATTAGCAGTACTTCTGGTCAAACAATTACTCGTGGTGCTGATGTATTTAAATTCCCATTATTAAATGAGCCAGAAGGTATTGGTGATATTTCAAGAACATCATATACTACAAGTTCATTAAAGGCAGTTGGTTCTATTGGTGATATTCGTATTATTAATCCAGGTGGTTTCTATACCAAGTTACCTATTGTTACTGGTATCGCATCTACAAGAAAGATTGAAAGAGTTCAAATTGTTGAACCAGGAACTGAATATGCTGTAGGAACATATAATGGTGTACCTATTGCTGGTGATGGTGAAGGTGGATTTGTTCAAATTACTGTTGCTGATGGACAGGATGATGAAGGTATAACCATTCCAGGTCAGATTCAAGAAGTTCTCGTCACATCTCCAGGTAAAGGATATACTACTGCTACAATTGACGTTGAAGGTGTTTCTGGTATTCTTGGTGCTGGTTTAACTGGATCTGGTGCAGATTTATCAGTTGTTATTCCACCTTTCGGTACTGAAGCATCTATCTTTACTAAGGGTGATAAAGTTGGTAAGATTAAGAAACTTAAGAACAATAACTTTGGTTATGATTATCCTCATGACTATACTTTACGTCCTGAAATTACATTCCCACTTAATGCTCAGTTAACTTCTACAAGTATTCTTGAGAGTATTACTGTTACGAATCCAGGTTCTGGATATTCATTAGCACCAACTGTAATAATTCAAGGTGGTGGTGGATCTGGAGCAACTGCTGAAGCAACTATTAAGAATGGTAGATTGGATATTATTGAAGTTAAAGACCCAGGTGCTGGATATTCTTCTACTCCTACTGTAAGTCTTAGGTCTTCATTCAACTATGTTGTAAACCTTGACTTAGGTTTATTACAGTTTGCTTATCCACATGGTATTACTAATGGTGCTGAAATTAGTGTTGCTGTAACAGATACTGGAGATGGTGCTGATTATCCTCTATCTGCTGGTGCAACAGGTCGTCTTAATCCAAATACCACTTATTATGCGATTTCTGGTAGTGCAAATTCTCTAGAAGATGATCAGTTAAAGATTGCTATTACTCCTCAAAACGCAGAATTAGGTGATGCACTATCATTTGTTAACGCTGGTGAAGGTCGTCAGAGTATCTTAACTGAATCATTCGGTGGTGAAGCTACTGCTAACGTTATCACTTCTACCTTCCTTGAAGGTGAACTTGTTTATCAAGGTGATTCTTTAGAGACAGCAACAGCACAAGGATATGTTTCAACTAACTCTGGTTGGCAGATTGGACCTAGAATTCTTAAGATTGTTGATTATACTGGTGTGTTTGCAGAAAATCAACAAATAACTGGTGTTATTTCTAAGTCTTCTGGTACTATTAGTGACCTTAAGTTTGCTCGTGGTGTTCTAGATATTGGTTCTATCACTAAAACTACTGGTCAATTCATCGATGATGTTGGTAAACCATCTGAAATTATTCAGAAGATCCAAGACTCTTACTACTATCAGGACTTCTCTTATGCTGTTAAGTCTGCTGTTTCTATCAGTGAGTGGAAAGAGATTCTAATTAGGAACGTTCACCCTGCATCATTTAAGGTGTTTGGTGAGTTGAACTTGAATGAATATGGTCAAATTCCAAATAAAGAGACATTCTTTGAACTTACTAAATCTGTTGAACTTGCTCAAGAAGCAATTGTTCCAAATATTCAAAACTTTGCTCTTGTAGATCCAATTTACACTGAGTTTAATAATACAGAAGTACTATTCAGACAGAAGAGATTGACATCTTCTGAGAACATTCTAACTTCTGTTGTACAGAGAGTTGATGATATATCAAGCCAGTTTGATGGTATTAAGACTTCATTCCCATTAACAGTTAATGGTGGTACTGTTGTTGCTAACGCAAATCAGTTAATGGTTGTCTTGAATGGTGTTGTACAGAACCCAGAGACAGCATTTACAATTCAACAGGATTCTATAGTATTCACTGAACCACCAAGACCACCAGCAAGTGTTAAATATGCTTCTGTTACCATTGATCCTATTCAGGGATATGAAATGATATTCAATAATCCTAGTGGAATTTATCCTGGTCTTGGTAATGAGATTAAGGGTAGTTCTTCTGATGCTAGATTTACTGTATTGAAAGTAGTTGGTACTGTAGTTACTGGTTATATAACTGATGGTAGTTTTGTACTTGGTGAATTATGTAACGTTATAGCAACAGGATTTGCTGGAAACTTAGCATCTATAACTCCAGTTGGAAGTATTGGACTATTTACTTTTAATGAAAATATTACAAACTTAGAAGGTAATACTGCAAAGGTTGAATCAGTTAACTTAGAAACTGGACAAGAGATGCCTATTGCTAAATTAAGGTATTCTATTGGTCCTTCTACAACTGTATTTGAAGTTATTGATCCAACATCAGAAACTCCACAACCAGTACCTATAGGAACATTTGATGCTAATGTTAATTATCAAGTAGGATCTGAAATCTTTACTCTTATAAGCACTGTAGATAATGCAGAATCCACATCACTTACAGTTGTAAGAAATGTTCTTGGTACAACTGCAGCGAATCAGCAAGATAATACTCCACTTTATAGTACTAAAATTGAGGTTACTGATAAGTTAACTTTAAGTAAGACTGCAGGTACATATACATCAACACCTGGATTATTTGATATTCAGTTGAATGATGTTATCTATGGAGCACAGTCTGGTGTTATAGCACGAATTACTTCGACATCTGCTTATCAAGATCCTATAACTAATGAGTTTATTGGACAGGTAGATATTTCTCCTGGTTCTTCATTCTTTGGATTACTATTCAACAGAATTACATCTCAAACTTATCCAAATGTTGTCTTAGATGACATTGCAGCATCTGCAGTAAGTATTGTTGATGCTACTGATAATTTAACTCCGTATAATGGTAACTTCCCATCTAACGAACAGATTAATAATTATATTGTTCCATTTAATAATCTAACAGGAACATTACAACTCAATGAAAATATTCGCAATTATAAGATTGAATATGGTAATAATACTAATGAATTTGTAACTGGTGAAACTGGTAAAGTTAGAAAGATGTCCTTCTATGATAAAGAAGGAACTGGATTCTTTAGTTCTGGTCAAGTTATAAGATCTAGAGATACTAAGGCTGAAGTTATTGGATATAACCAAGCACGTAATACAGTATATCTTGGTAAGATTGGTAGAACTAAGTCTAATGGTGAAGACTATTTTGATTTTACTTTTGCTGGTAGTGCTCAGATTGATACTGCACAGAAAAAGTATGGTGCTGGTTCATTACAATTAACTGCTGGAACAACAGATTATATCTGGTGTCAAACAACTTCTGAAATTGCTTTTGGTACTGGTGACTTTACTTTTGAATTCTATATACGTCCTGATTCTTCTTCATTAAGTGGAACTATCGATGTTTTTGATACAAGAGTTTCAAGTGCTAATGAAGTTGCATTGAGAGTATATATCGAAAGTGGTCAACTTCGTTGGAATGTTAATAATGCAGATCTTGTAACTTCTGTTGGAACATCTCTAACTGCTGATACATGGGCTCATGTTGCTTATACCAGAACAGGTACATCTGGTAAGTTGTATATTGATGGTGTTGAGGTTGGTACAGGAACTGATAATTCAAATTATGTTGCTAAACCACTCTTTATTGGTGTTGGTTATGCATTTGGAACTGGATTTATCGGTCATATTGATGAAGTAAGAATATCCAATACTATTAGATATGCATCTGCATTTACACCTTTAGCTGGAATATTCCAAGGTGATAGTGCTACTAAGATGTTACTTCACTTTGATGGTAAAGATGGTCAGCAATGGGTACAAGATTGGTCTGGTTCTGAGTCATTCACAAAGGGAGAATATTTCAATAACGATGCTATAATTTCTACCGTTCGTTATGTTGGTAATCATACATTTGTAGCTGGTACTTCAAATGCTGCTCTTACATTTAATGATGGAACTATAAAGGATGTTACTGATGCAACTTATAATGGTGAGACTGGTGTTTTAGTATTGACTATTGGATCTCATAGTTATACAACATCTAATACTGTAACTATTGGTACTGATAAGTTACCATTCACTTGTGATAAGGATAATCATGCAACTGAGCATAGATATCCAAGACCAACTGACCCTGCACATGGAGTAGCATTAACAATTGATTCAGTAACTGGTACTACAATTACAGTTAATGTTGGTAGAGCAGTTTCTAGAGGTTTTGTTGGAAATACCAACAGGTATTACAATGCTGCTACGTTGATTGAATCCAACTTAGAATTCATTGCTCAAGAGTCAGTATATCTACTAGAACAGAAATTCCCAGATTTCACTGTAATTAATGGTAGTGTAAATTGCCAAGATGATGTTAAAGATATTTGTAAGTCTATTGCACACGATTTACGTAATGGTAGTAATGAGAAGATTTGGCTTGCTGCATCATATTATGTTGATAGAGAAGATATAAACAACGTTAAATTACTTAACGTTGAAAATGAGATTGTAGAAACTGTTTGGACTTACGGTAAATTAAATCAAATTTTAAGATATGTCATAACCAATGATGCTTGGGATGTTCAGGGTAATCATGGACAAAAGCAAAAATTTGATACTAGTATTACAGAATCTAGTGGTAATGCTGCAACTAAATTTACACCTTCAGGAGCAGAATATAATGCTGCAACTGGTGAATTAAAGATATTAAAATCATCACATGGTTTGTTTAGTGAAACAACATTATCAATCAATGGTGGTGGATATAACCCCGTTACTGGTATGCTTACATGTACAACTGCCAGTGCTCATAATCTTACAGCAGGTTCCAAACTTCAAATTGAAGATGAGTCTCTAACATTTACTTGTACTATGGATCAGAATAGGTCTGAGCATAAGTATCCAAGAGCTTCTGATCATGCAAGTCAAGGTTGGTTAGATGTTGTTGTTGTTGACTCAACAACTTTCCAAGTTGATGTTGGTAAAACACCTGACGTAATATTCAATCCTACTGCTGCAACATACAGTGGTTCAACAGGTCTTCTTAAGATGACTATTGGTGAGCATAGATTGAGAGCTGGTACAAATATTAAGGTTGCTACAGGTAGTCTTCCATTCAGATGTACTATGGATGGACTACAGGATGTTAAGAAGTATCCAAGAGAAAATGATTTCATCTATCAGGATAGTGTACCTATTCTATATGAAGGAACTACTCATACTGCAAATTCTGCATCATATACACCTGATTCAGGTTTATTAACAATCACGGTGTTTGGTCATGGATTTGCTCATGGTGATAAAGTTCGTATTGCTGATGAATCACTTACATTTGAGTGCTTGTTGGACAACAACATAACTCAGCATAGATATCCACGTTCTACAGATCCATCTAGCGGTAGATTACATAAGATTGTTAATGTAACTACTAATACATTTGATGTAAATGTTGGTGTATCTCCTGACCTTTCATTACATACATTTAAGTCTGCAGATCCTAATGGTATTATTCATAAGGATAATACAATTACTTTAGATGTTGGTAAGACACATAATATTGCATATGATGTTTCTAGTGCAAATTATACTGCTGTAACTGGTGCATTAGTAATTTCTACTTCTGCTCCTGGTTCTCCTGGATTTGGTGGACATCCTAATTTAATGGTTGGTGATAGTATTAGACTTAGAGATGGAGCATTCCTCTTCTCATGTAATATGGACGGTCAAGCAACCGACCACGCATATCCAAGATTAACTGACCCTGCTCGTGGTACTGCTGTTGACGTTATTGATATTTCCGAAGTTGATAAGACTGCAACTGGAGCAACATATAATCCATTAACAGGTATGATGACCGTTACTATCGGTTCATTATTAAATTCACCAAGTACTAGAAATTGTACTGGTGCTGCTTATGACCCTGCTACTGGAATGTTAACCATTACATCATCTGCTCATCAGGTATACAATGGTAACCTTGTTAGACTTAATGATGGTGCATTTATATTCCGTTGTGGATTAGATGATGAGACAACAGACCATTTCTACCCACGTTCAGGTGACCCTGCAAGAGATGAATGGTTACCTGCACAGAATAGAACTGAAAATACATTTGACTTGTTTATTGGTAAGTCTCAAGACCTTAGTGGTCATACATGTGTTGGTGTAACTGCTAACCCTTGCATGAAAGTTGCTGGTGAGATGGTTAGATTTGAAGAAGGTGCTATTACCTTTAGTTGCACTAAAGATGGTAATGCTACAAACCATGCATATCCTCGTAAGACTGACCCAGTGTTTAGAAGAGGATGGAGTGTTGTAGAAGCTTCAACTAACACTACATTTGATGTATTTGTTGGTAGAACAGTATTTGGTGCTTATACACATACATACGTTTCTGGAACAACTAACGGTGTTAAGGTTCATAATAATGCCTTTACTGTTAATGTTGGTAAGAGTAAGTTCTCAGCATACACACCTTCTGCTGCTACCTATGTACCTGAGACAGGTATTATGGACTTGACTGTTGGTAATCATTGGATTAAGGATTCTACCACTCATACAGCAATTGATGTAAATTATATTGCATCAACTGGTGTAATGACACTTACAATTCCTAATCATGGATTCATGATAGGAGATAAGATTAAGGTTGCTGATAATGCAATATCATTAACATGTTCATTAGACCAACACGGTAGTGAGCATACTTATCCAAGATCTACTGACCCTAAGTCTGGGGAGTGGATGCTAATTTCTAACGTTACTGATAATACATTTGATGTTAACGTAGGAACTTCACCACAGTTAGACTTTGATGTTTCTAATGCTACTTACGATCCTGTATCTGGAAACTTAGTACTTACCATTGGTACACATAGTCTTTCAGTTGGAACTAGTATAAGATTAAAAGATAATTCAATTACATTTGTTTGTGATTATGGTGGAGATGGATTCTCTACTCAGAAGTCATATCCAAGATCATATGGTGCTAATACAAGTGATAATCAAGACTATGCATACAATACTGCATTGAATATTATTGCTAAGGATGCAACAACTATTACGGTAAACGTTAATGAATCACCAGATACCGCAATTAGTCATGCTGGTACTCATAACTATCATTCATCTTTATCAGGTGCTGTAATTACTGGTGGTGATTACACTCATAACTTCGTAAGTTGTGTTCAAAATGGTATTACAAGAGCTGGTGATTCTGTATACATCGAGCAAGATTCATTAACATTCCGTTGCGATCTTGATGGTCAGACAACAGATAAGACATATCCTCGTGCATCTGGTTCTAATGCTCCTGGTGGTGCTGACTATGCATACAATACTGCAACTTATGTTCAGGAAGTTAAGACTACATCTCATACTCCAACTGATGCAGATTATAATCCAGCCACAGGTATCATGACCATAACTATGGATGGTCATGGATTAACTGCTCCAACTACAAAGACTGCAGAAAGTGGTACAACATTTAATCCAGCAACAGGTGAACTATTCGTAGTATCTGCTAATCATGGATTTGTAACTGGTGACATGGTTAAGATTGCTGATAACTCTTTAGTCTTTACTTGTGCTGAAGATGGTAATTCTACCAACCATTCATATCCAAGATCTAGTGATTTTGCTAGTGGAAGATTCTTCCCAATTCTTCGCACAAGTGCTAATGATTTCACCATGACTGTTGGTAATGCATTTGGTGACCAACCTATTTCTAATAATACAACTCACGTATGGGTATCAGCAGTTGCTAATGGATTGGTTAAAGCAAATGATAAGGTTAGATTAGATGAGAATGCAGTAACATTCACTTGTGCTAAAGACGGTAATGCTACAAACCATTCATATCCAAGACGTACAGACCCATCTTACTTTGAGTGGTTACCATTAGATAATGTTCAGACAAATACATTTGATGTCTTTATTGGTAAGTCTAGTGATACATCAACACACACCTTTGTATCCTTTGTTGCAAACAGCATGCAGAGACCAACTGGTGTAATTACAGTTGATGTTGGTATATCTTCAAATACTTCAACTCATGTATTCCAGTCTGCTAGTGCAGATGCTATCAAGTGTGGTGGACAATACACTCACGTTTGGAAGGGTGGACTAACAGTAGATAAAGCATTTACTATTGGTGGTGACTATACACACGAATTTGTAGCTGGTGGAGAGAAATTCACAGTAACTGCTGCTGCATTTACTCCTGGAACTGGTTCAATGACCGTGACTGTTCCTAATCATGGATTTGACAATGGAGATATGGTTAAATTTGACGATGGTTCAATAACATTCCGTTGTTTACAAGATAACTATCAGACTGATCATACATATCCACGTTCTTCTGACCCAGCTAGCGGTACATATTTGCAAGTATCTAGTGTTACTAAAGATACCTTTGTTGTTAATGTCGGTACTTCTTCTAATACTACTACTCACCAATTCCAATCTGCTGTAACAAATGGATTAACACGTGCTGTAATTAGAACTGGTGGTGCTTATACACATACTCTTACAGGTGCTAAGGGTGGATGCTTTAAGAAGAAAGGTAGAGCAATTGCTATTGATGATCATGGATTAACCATGACATGTGAATATGATGATAGGGGTTCAAATCATAAGTATCCACGTACTACAGATCCTTCATCTAAGCAAGTATTACCAATTACTAAGTTTGATACAAACTCATTTACTGTTAATGTTGGTCCTACTTCATTCAATAAAAATTACAAACCATATAATCCTACTACTGCAACATACACACCATCAACAGGTTCATTACAAATAAATCTTCTTGCTCATGATATTACAACTGATGACTTTGTAATTATTGAAGATGAGTCTCTTAAATTTACATGTACAATGGACAATAATCAGTCCATTAAATCTTATCCTAGACCTGGACATGATGTTCGTGCTGCTGGTAAAGAATTACCAGTTCTTTCTACAGATGCTACTTCAATAACAGTTAATGTAGGAATAGCTGGAACTAACCAGACATTTACACCATCTGCTGCTACTTACGATGCATCAACAGGTGATATGACCTTAACAATTGGTCAACATGGAATACGTAAAGGTTCTAATATTGTTATACAGAACAATACTTTACAATTTACTTGTGATATGGATGGCAATACTGCCACTAAGACATATCCACGTGCAACAGATCCTTATGGTTCTGAAAAATCAATTCCTGTAACTGACGTATATTACAATTCAGGCACTGCTTCTAATGCAGTATTCACTCCTGCAACTGGATTGATGGTAATTACATTGACTAATCATGGACTTAGCAATGGAGATTACATTCAACTTGTTGATGAGTCATTAACATTTAAATGTAATCTAGATGGATATACAACAGAACATAAGTATCCAAGACCAAGTGATCCTGTAAGTGGAAGATGGTTAGCTATCTCAAATAAGACTAATGATACATTTGAAGTTAATGTAGGAATATCTTCAGATACTTCTACTCATGCCTTTACTGCAGCTGCAACAAATGGTGTTAGAGCACAGAATGGTATGATTAAAGTTAATGTTGGTAAGTCTCCTATTAAGGGTTACAATCCTTCATTGGCAGCTGGTTCTACTACAGCATATGATCCTAATACTGGAATGTTGACTATTGATATTGGTGCTCATGAACTTGAGGTTGGTGATGGTATTAAGATTGCTAAACAATCATTTGGATTCATTTGTGCTCAAGATGGTGGTAATACTATTCACTACTATCCTCGTACAAGTGATTGGGGTTATAATAAATCTCATCCTATTACTGCTAAAACTTCAACTTCTATCACTGTTAACATATCTAATGGTGCTATTAGTAATACCACAGAACATGCTTTCTATACAGTATATGATAAGTTCACACCAACTGGAATAACATATAGTGGTTGGACAGGAATAATGACTGTTACAACTAATATTGTTCATAATATGGATGCAGGTGAGTATATTAAGTTTGATGATAATTCATTAACATTTACATGTACTAAGGATGGTAATGCTACTGAGCACAGATACCCAAGAGCAACTGACCCTGCAAGTGGTAAGTGGTTGAAGGTTCTATCTACAGGATTGACATCATATACCTTCCAAGTACAAGTTTTAGATATAACACCTTCTACTAACGTTACTACACATACATTTGTAGCTGGTAAGTCTTATGCAACTAATTGTATTAAGAGAGCCGCAGTTATAACTGGTGGTGATTATGCACATACATTTACAGGTAATGCAAGTAGTAATAACGTTATATACAGTCCAGATTCCACACACACATTCTCAAGTGCTGACCCTGGTGCAGTTAAGAAACTCTTAACTAAGCATTCATTTGTTTCTGCAGAAAATAATTGTGTTACTGTTATGGATTATAGTGTAGGTGATTGTGTAGATGTTCAAGCAACTGTAGAAAATTTAATTGATATAGTTACTGATACTTTAGAAGGTGCTAATAATCCATCACCTATAGATCATCTTGGTTCTGTATCGAGACTATCCTCAGATCCAGATAATGAATTCCTTGGTGGTCGTGTATACGCATTCTTAGAAGAATCATTCCCAGTTTCATTACATAATTCTACTGATGATATCATCTATGCAAATCAAATTGGTGGTGATGGTAAGTATAGATTCCAAGATGCTGCTGATTTAGTTGAAGCAAATGCTGGTCCTATTGTAGATAAAGCATCTCATGATATGTTGACTTTATATCCAGATCTTGTTCTGGATATGCCTAGAAATGCTGATGGTAGTGGTAATGGTACTCTACAATGTAAGACTGACTTAGCATTAATTCTTACCGAATTTATTAAAGACCTTAGACAAGGTGGTAACTTTAATACAGTTAACGTTGCTAGAAGATATCTTGGTGCTAATGATGTAATCTTACACATTCGCTTACAGTTATTCCAATCTGCATATGCACATTTACGTCTTGCACATTACATGAAGCAAGCGATAACTGGTAATTTAACTTATGATAATACTGATAAAATTATAGTTGGTGATTGGGGTATTACACAATCAACAGCAACTCAATTTACAGCAACAGGAGCAACTTATGATCCTGCAACTGGTATTCTTGTTGCAACTATTGGAACTCATAGTCTTGAAGTTGGAGACTATGTTAATGTCGTAGATGGTTCTCTAGTATTCAGTTGTGCTGGTGGTACAGGAACTCATACATTTGTAAGTGGTGTTACGAATGCTATTACTGCAGATTCTGGTGGACCATTTACTGCAGCAACAGGAACAACATACGATCCTTCAAATGGTAATTTAACATTAGAAATTGGGTCACATAGTTTGACTACAAGTAATACAATTAGTATTGCTGATAATGGATTGACATTTACTTGTGATGCCGATAATCATTCTTCTAACCATACATATCCACGTCCTACTGACCCTGCATCTGTTAATACATCGGGTCTTAATAATGGTGTCTTAGCAATTTCTGGTGTAACTGGTACAACAATTACAGTTAATGTAACCGCAGTTTCTACATCTCAGGCTTCATATCCAAGATCTACTGACCCTGCGTCTAATAGTAACTTAGAAATCATTGCTGCTGATGCAACAACAATTACATTTAATGTTGGTAGTACAACAAATGTTCAAGCACATACATTTGTATCTGCTGCTGCTAATGGAATAGTATCTCCTGGTGATTGTGCTAATGTTAAGGAAGCAATAGACAATTTAGTTGCAACTGCTAATGATATTATTGCTCCTACAAATAGTGACTTTGCAATATCTGCTGATAGATTATACTTCAATAGAAAGTCAATTGCCGATGAAATAACAACATTAGTAACCAATGAATTCCAATTCCAATTGGTAGAAGGTGGTCCTGTTTACAATGCTTTCCTATATCCAGAACCAGGTGGCGTTCAAACATGTCAACGTGACCTAGCTCTTATTATGTTGGGTATTATTTCTGACTTACAAACAGGTGGAAATAATAGCACTATTGCTGCAATGGAAAATTATCTATCCACTGCAATGCAAATTAACTATATCGAAGATGAGTTATTAGCAACAACATATGCTATTGAGCAGATGAAGTGGTTAGGTGAGCATGCAATTCTTAATAGATTGTACACTAAAGATTCTAATGAAACTCCTCCAAATTATAACTTTAACTATACTACTATAGAAGCATATAGAGATGCATTAACACCAACTGACATGAGTCCAGTTGTTACTAGGTTCAAGGAATTGGTTGATATTGCTCTTAATATACTTGCTCCTGGTAAGTTGGCAATGAGAGGTGCTGCTAAGAACTTACTCTACAACCAGAGTTACTATAAAGAAGAGATTACAACTCTTGTAACACAGCAGTTCGGTGCTTCTGTTTGGCAGTATGATGATTGGCTCAATACTATTGTTACTAACCTAGTACATGATTTAATTACAACTGATATTACTGATACAGCAGTAGCACATAATATTGAAATTGAAAATGTTACTGGTGCTTTTGAAGTTGGTGAGATGATATTCAGTCAAAGAGCTGGTGGTGGTTCTGCTGTAGTTCTTGAATATAAGAGTGAAGGTAGTTTCTTAGTTGTTGGAAAATGGTATGGTGCTCCTTGGGAAGGAAATGACAGACTTGAAGGAACACGTTCTGGTGTTGTAGCAAATGTTAAGATAGGTGGAGTTGGTTATCCATATACTTGGTTTAACAAACCAGCAAATGTTAGAACTATCGCTTTTGCTAAGAATATTCAATCTAATATTCAAGGTCAGGTATCTGCACCTAACTTATTCACAAATCCAGAATCAATTAGAACTGATTGGCTTCCTGGTTTCATTGTTATTAGTGATGATTTCGCACAAGCACCAGATGGTACACAAACTGCAGAAAAACTAATTGCTTTCACAAGTAATGGTTTCCACTTTACTAGCAGAAATTATAGTTTAACATCCTTTGATACATGGGATGATGGATCTATTAAGTTTGATGATACAAACAATACATTTGACGAAGGTGGAGCAGCTACTGATGATGATAATCAACAATACACATTCTCAGTATTCTTTAAAGGAGATGAATTTAATAAAGTTAGATTCGGTCTTGTTATGGATGCTGGTACAGTTGGTCAGCAAGATGTATTCTTTGACTTAGATCTTGCTACAGGAACTGCTGGAACATTATTCCAACCTCAAGGTGGTATAAGTGGTGATGCATATGGTTCAGTACCTTATGGTAATGGATGGTATAGAGCATATATTACAACAACCATATCCTTTGGATTTAGTGAATTACGTGCTCAATTCTTAATGTATGATACTACTAATTCTCTATCATACACGGGTGATGGTGCAAGTGGTATGTTTATGTGGGGTGCTAAATTATCTGTTGGTACTATTGACCCATATACTTCTCAACTTGGTGAAATATTCTACGCAGATACTGAGTATAATGTTAAGACTTATGCTTTAGATGCTTTAGAAACTTATGCAAGTCAAGCAATAAGTAACACACTTACATCTCCTTCAACTGCTGCAAGTTACGTTAAGTACTTTGATGCTGCAGCGTCAGGATATTATTCTGATAGAGCAGTAACTAGATGTATTAGAAGTAATTTAGATATTCTAAAAGGACAATTAGGTTTAGATACATTCTATACTAATATCACTGTTAACAATGGTATTAGAATACCTACTTACACATATGGAACTAGAGAATTACCAATTGGTTTAGGTGGTGGATTGAATGATTCCGATTACTTATATGGATTCGCAAGTGGTGCATATGCGGAATTAGAAAATATGACTGTTAATGAAGGTGAGATTGTTAACATCTATCAGAGATTACGATTTGATGCTGTGATAACAGATGGACCATTCTGGATAGGTGAGACTATTAGAAAGGTATCTGACAATGCTGTAAATGGAACTGTTCATGGATTATGGGAAGATGAGAACTACAGATACGTAGATGTGATAATGAATGCTGGTACATTTGCAGCTCTTGATATAGTTGAATCTGATAGAGCACAATTACCACCAACAGGACAGATTAGTGTAATTACAGATCGTATTCAAATTATAGACCTTAAGGGTACATTTGAGGCATCGGTTCCATTCAAGGCATACACTAGTGGTGCAACTGCTACCCCAACCGAATTCATACGTACAGAAGCTGCTGTACTTGATAATACAGGTGGTACTTTGACAGTTGATACTGAAACTCTATTAGGTTCATTTGAAACAACTTCTGTTGTTTATCCTGAAGTTTCTAGACAATATATTGAAGTTAGTAAGTTTGATGGTTTTGATATATCAGTTGGTGACAGAATCGCATCTGCTGGATATACACGCTTGGGTATTTCAATCATTAGTGGATTGAATGAATTTACCGTTGGTCAGAGACTTTATAAGGTTGTTGGTGGTATACAGGACTTTGATAATTACGCAATAATTTCTGAAGTTGATTTAGATAACAACTTCTTATATGTTGCTGATTTCCAAGGAACACCTCTTACAAATGGTGATCTCGTAGGTGATTATGGAGTAGGAAATAACTTCCCAGTTGGTTACGCATCTGTAACTACAAGGGTTGTCACACCTGGTGCTGGTTCAGCTTTAATTCAGGATATACGTGATAGTGGTACTCTTAAGAGAGTTTATCTAAGTGATATTAAAGGAACATTTGTTACTAAGGATGCCATTATCAGTGCTGATAATTATAAGGCAATCGTGGTGAATAAAGTTTCACTTCTCGCACGTGTTAAGAGAGCATTCAAGGGATTTGATGGAGTTCAAACTACATTTAAACTCTCTACTGGTAATGGTACTCAGTATCTACCAGATCCAGCTGGACATCTTCTTGTATTTGTTAATGGTATTCTTCAACCACCTGGTGCGTCTGCTGCTTATACAGCATTCTCTGATTCTATTCAGTTCACAGAACCACCAGATTTGGGTGCATCATTCACAGGATTCTACGTAGGTAAGTTGAGACAGTTGGATGATATTTCATTCGAGTTCGACTCCTTACGTCAGTCATTCAACCTCAAGCGTAATGATGTATTCTACTCACTAACGCTTACGGATGGTGTTCAGTCTACAACCATTAGACCTGAAAATAATATCATCGTTTCTCTTAACGGTGTTATTCAGGAACCAGGCGTTGGTTTTGAATTGGTTGGTTCACGTATCATCTTCTCTGAGATTCCTCGTGTAGGTTCCACATTTGTTGGATTCTCCTACGTTGGTTCTGAGGCAGACGTTGATGCTGCTGAAGTTATTCCACCTATCGAACCTGGTGACTTTATTGACATCCAAGGTGAGACATCAGATAGAGAGGTTGCTGTTATTGAGTCTTCAAACTCTCTAATTACATTCGACTATCTTGGTTCTGTATTTGGACAGAACGCACAAGCACAGGCAAATCTAACTTCAGGATTTATTGATAGTGTACAGGTTACTTCAGGGGGATCTGGATACACAAGTAGACCAAATGTTAGGGTTGATTCTATATCTGGTTTTGAAGGAGATATTAACGCACTAGTTGGTGTCGGTGGAGTTGTTATTAATAACCAAGGTACTGGATATCAGAACCCAGATATTGCAGTTGAAACTACTGTACCAGACGATTGGACTGCTCCTGACCTTTCACTATATGGTGAAGAGTTAGTAGACCCTGAAGTATTAACATAAATAACTAAAAAATTGTAGCGATAAATGGCTAAGCAATCACTAAATCTTGGTACGGTAGCTAATGACAACACGGGGGATACCCTCCGTGGTGGAGGCGACAAGATTAACGACAATTTCAATGAAATATATTCCGCAATTGGTAATGGTACTAATCTCCAACTTAGTGTCACAAACCCTGCTGTTGGTCAAGTTCTCCGCTATAATGGTAGTAATTTTTTACCATCAGATCTTACAACTTTAACATCAGGACTGGATGTAAATGGAAATTCTATCATATCCTCAAGTAATGGAAATATTGCTCTCGCTCCCAATGGAACAGGAGATGTTACTATCTCTGCTGGCGGTGTTACTGCTACTTTTGATGGTGCGACTGGAGACTTTGATTTCCCTACGAGAGTAGGTTACAAAAATGAATTTCCAGCATTAGGTAATGCACCTTCTGCTGCAGCTTATGGTGGATTCTTCTTTACTGTAGATGGTGATGATAATCCATATGTTAACATTAATATTACTACAGGTGGTGTTGGTGATGTAAGAGCAAAGTTAGCAACAGAGTATTCTAGTGTTGATTTATTAGCAGACGTTGATACAACTACTGTTGCTCCTACAAATAACCAAGTTCTTAAATGGGATTCAACTGCTGCTAAATGGAAACCAGGTGATGATGCTGCTGGAGTTAGTTCTGTAAACTTATTTGCTACTGTTGCTGGTGATACTGGATCTACAACTGCTAATAGTCAAGTTGATACATTAACAGTTGCTGGTGGAACTAATATAACAACAACAGTTGTTGGTGATACTTTAACAGTAGATTTTTCTGGAACTCTTACTACTACATTTGCCAATTTAACTGATACTGATGTTGGTGGTTTAGTACAAGGAGATTCATTATTTTATAATGGTACTAATTGGGTTGTTACACGCAGTCCTATTACTTGGTGGGAAGTGAATGCTAATGGTTCATCTGACTATACTATTGCTGGACCTGGATTTGCTAGTGCAACTGCAGACCCAACTCTTTCTGTTATGAAGGGTATGACATATGCTTTTGATAATACTGTCCAAGCATCTGCACACCCATTTAGAATACAGAGTAGTCAAGGTTTGAGTGGTAACCCATATACTGCTGGTCAAACTGGTAGTGGAACTGCTGTTCTTTATTGGACTGTTCCTATGGATGCTCCAGCTATTCTTTATTATCAGTGTACATTACACGCTGCTATGAATGGCGTAATCAACGTAATCGGTTAATAAAATATGGCAAGAACTGTTCCTGGAAGTGGTGCTGTAATTGAACCTATATTTGATGAAGTTTTTGGAGTTCGTGCAGTAAGAGTAGTTGAAGGAGGGGATTCATATTCTCAAGAGGATCCTCCACGTTTAACTATTACTGGTTGTGGCACTCCCGATCAGGAGGCATTACTGTATCCAATTATTGATGAAGAATCTGGTAAGATAATACATGTTAGAGTTTTAGAAAGAGGTAAAGGATACGATCCTTTAAGGTTACAAATAATTCCATCTCAGGATACTCCTAATGTTATTAGTTCATTTGATATTAATAGGATATGGCAAACTCATCCAAACTCTCCAACTGTAGGAACATTTAGTGCCAACTCAGATAGACTTACTATTACTTCTGATAATAGTCCTAAGCCTTCTATCATAGACCAAGAAAGAGAACCAGGTGGTCAGGATTACTTAATAGATAGAGCATTTAATCAAGAATTTATATTCAGGGGTGGTAAAGATGTACCAGATCCTGATACTAGAGAAGTACAATTAGATAAAGTTACTGGTATATTAGCAAACGGTGGATTACTTCATACACCAGAATGGGGTCCAGATGGAAATCCACCTCCAGGATTTACAATAGATGCTGTAAAACATACTCATATTAAAAATAGTAGTGTACATCATACTGTAGTTGATAACAACGTATATTATTATCAATCTAGTAAAACTGTTAATGAATTCTCTTCTAAAAACGGTGTTTTTGAGTGGGGTAAACAAGAACAATTTACTTGGA